CTGAGCAGCATCGGGAATGGCTGGAGATTGCTGAACATGAAGGGCATTGGTGGTCCGAATGGCCCGACATCCCGCGAGTAAGTACTGGCGTACCCGCTCGGGTGGATCGACTTAAGTGCCTCGGCAACGCCGTAGTGCCCCAGTGCGTCGAGTATGTGTGGCGGGTATACACTGAATCTTCCAAATGAACGGAGGCAAGGAGAACTAAGTTGGCCCAACAACTCACCCTTACGCCCACCGAGATCGAGGGGATGAAGGAAGCGGCTGGTCTAATGGACCAGTTGAAACGGGTCCGGGGCGAGTCGAAACTGCATCTTCTCTGGCAAAAGACGGCCGACGAGGGGCATCAGGGTGGGCCATACAAGTGGCAATGTGAGTTCCTAGCCGCCGGAGCGCTGCATCCAGAGCGGTGCCTGATGGCCGCGAACCGGGTGGGCAAGTCCGAGATCGCCACGGGCGAGATCGCCATCCACGCCACGGGCCTCTACCCGCATTGGTGGGAGGGTCGCAGGTTCAGGAGTCCGGTTCGGATCTGGGTCGGATCGGAGACATCGGAAGCGTCCCGAGACACGGTTCAGAGGCACCTGATGGGGGACTCCGACAACTTCGGCACCGGCTGGATTCCCAAGAAGCTGCTCCACGAGAAGATTTCCATGCGTCGGGGGTCGGTCGAGGGGGTCATCGACACCTGTCGGATCAAGCACGTCACGGGCGGCTGGTCCTCCATGACGTTCAAGTCCTACGAGCAGGGCAGGGCCAAGTGGCAGGGGACCAGTCAGCATATCGTCCTGTTCGACGAGGAACCTCCGATCAGCATATTCACCGAGGGCATCACCAGGACCATTGATGTCAAGGGGTTCGTAATGCTGACATTCACCCCACTGACGGGGTTCAGCGACACGGTGCAGCACTTCATGGACGGCGGTGCGGGGATCTTCCTGATGGGTGCCACGTGGGATGACGCCCCGCACCTTGACGAAGTAGAGAAGGAGCGACTCAAGAACTCCTATCCCGAGCATGAGCGGGAGACTCGGGTCAGCGGCCAACCCATGATGGGGACCGGGGCCGTGTTCACGGTCAAGGACGACGAAATCATCTGCGACCCATTCGAGGTGCCACCCTATTATCATCGGATCGCGGGCTGCGACTTCGGTATCGACCACCCGGCAGCAGGGGCCTGGATCGCTTACGACGCCGATCGGGACGTTGCATACCTGTACGACTGCTACCGCAAGTCAGGGACGGAACCGCTGTGGCACGCCAACGAGTTCCGTGCTCGCGGCGACTGGATTCCCGTGGCGTGGCCCGCCGACGGGCTGGCCCGAGACAAGGGCAGTGGCAGGGTTCTGATGGAGATGTATCGGGACAGCGGGGCCAATATGCTGTCCCTGTCGGCCCGGTACAATGACGACAAGGGGTCAAATCAGCCGGTCGAGCCGGGAGTTCTGGATATGCTTGAACGGATGAAGACCGGGCGGCTCAAGGTCTTCTCTACTTGCCACCAGTTCCTCGACGAAAAGCGGTTCTACCACCGCAAGGACGCGAAAATCGTTAAAAGGAAAGACGACATCATATCTGCGGCCAGGTATGCCCTGATGATGTTGAGGTATGCTGTGCCGTCCAGTAGACCGACACGGCAGTCCGTGGCTACAATGGACTACAACCCTCTGGCCGTGTAGTAGGAGTCTCGTCATGGGATCAATGTTCAGTTCGCCAACCCCCAAGGTGCCTAAGCCGCCGCCACCCCGCCAGGATGACACGGCGATCCGCAACCTCGCCCTCCAGGAACGTATGAGGAGAAGCCGGTCACGTGGCCGGTCATCCACGATACTGACGAGCAGCGAGGGAAGTGCCGGCAAGAGTCTTCTCGGAGAGTAGCGGGCAGTCACGGAGCGACGATATGCCAGCGGAAGCCGCGATCATCATTCGCAACTTTAATCAAGCCAAGGAGGGTCGCCATAATTGGGACTCGCACTGGCAGGACATTGCCGACCTCGTTCTGCCGACGCGAATGTTCACATCCAAGCGAGTCCCAGGTGTCCAGAAACGGACGGTCATCTTCGACGAAACCGCTCCCAAGGCCGCTGAGACTCTGGCGAGTGCGCTGCACAGTCTACTGACCAATCCCGCCGCTCCGTGGTTCGCCCTGGACACCGACGACCAACAGACCAACGAGGACCAGGAGGCTCGGTTGTGGCTCGACGACGCGACGCGGAGGATGCTCCTCCTGTTCGCCAGCCCGGACTTCGGGTTCAACACCCAGATCCACGAGGTCTATCTGGACATCGTGGCGTTCGGGACAGGGACGCTATTCCTCAACGAAGAGGCAAATGGGGTCCGGTTCCAAGCCCGGCCCCTGTCGGAAATCTTCATTCAGGAAAACCAGCGTGGCATGGTGGACACGGCGTATCGCTTGATGTCCTTGAACTCCTACGAAGCAGCGGAAGAGTTCGGGATCGAGAACCTTTCCGATGATGTCAGCAAATCCCTTGACGGCGACAGCGGCAAGCGGGCGATGGAACGCAGGGACTACCTGCACGCGGTCTACCCGCGCAACGACCGCCAGTTCGACCGCAAGGACGCGACGAACAAGCCGTGGGCCAGCGTATACATAGACCTGAAGGCGAAGCTGATCGTCGCGGAGAGCGGGTTCGACGACTTCCCGTACCTGACTCCGAGATGGATGAAGGACGCTGGCGAGTCCTACGGACGCTCCCCCGCCATGACCGTGCTGCCGGGCATTCGCATGGTCAACGCGATGAAAAAGACATGGCTCATCACGCTTGAAAAGATCGCCTCGCCGCCCCTGCTCGTGGCCTCGACCGGCATTGAGGGTCCGATCAACACGGCACCTAACAGCATCATCTACACGCGGGCGGGTATCCAGAACCCCGTGATGCCACTCAATTCCGGGCAGAGATACGTGGAGGTCACGAACGAGATCGAGCGGAACCAGTCGAATATCAACGACGGGTTCTTCCTCGATGGTCCTTGCCCGGCTCGGACACGAACTTCTCGGGCCGCTGATCATGCGGGTGTTCTCGATCATGTCCAAACGCAGGATGTTCCTGGAGATGCCCGACGTGCTGCGAGGTCACGAATTGAAGGTCAACTACGTCTCCCCGCTGGCGTTGAGCCAGAGGGCGAGCGAGATGTTCAACATCGAGAGACTGCTCGCCTTCATCACACCTTTCGTTCAGGTGCAGCCCGAGATCATGGACAACTTTGACGGGGACGAACTGGTGAAACACGGGGCATACCTGCTGAACACCCCGCAGAAGGTTATGCGGTCTTCCGAGAGTGTCGATGAACTTCGACGCCAGAAAGCGGATATGGCACAGCAGCAAGCCGACGCAGAGCAGGCCGCAACTATTGCAAGGGCTGCAAAAGACGGTGCTTCGGCCGTGAGCGAACTCCAAATAGCCTGATAGCATGGCCAAGAAGAAAACCCTGCTGGACAAGAGGCGAGAGAAGTACCGTCTCGTATTCGGGTCAGATGACGGGTCTTGGGTTCTGCGAGACCTGATGATGACATTTCACTTTGCACGCGGCACTCACATACCTGGAGACTCGCACGAATCGTCCTTTCGTGAGGGGCAACGAAGCGTGGCACTTCATATACTTGGCTTGATGGCCAAGAAGATAGACGACCGAGAAACCGTAAAGGAGATCAACCATGACGCGCTGGAATACTTCCCGGATGCCTGACAGTTTCGGTGGACCGGCAAGGATGTTCGCTGAAGAGATAGAAGAGGATGGCGGCGGCGGCGGCGACGGCGACGGCGACGGCGGCGACGAGTCATGGCGGGACTCGCTTCCGGAGGACATCCGAGGATCGGAGTCGATCCAGAAATACGGCAGCGTCGAGGATATGGTCAAGGGGTTCATCGAGGTCCAGCCCCTCATCGGAGCAGACAAACTGGTCCTGCCCGGCAAGGACGCGACGCCCGAGCAGATGGCTGAGTTCCACCAGAAGTTGGGTCGTCCGGAGAAGTCCGACGGCTACACAGCGCCGACCGAAGGTCTTCCTGACGGTCTCGAACTCGACCAGAACCTCGTCGGGGCGTTCCGCGAACGCGCCTTTGAGTTGGGCATTACCACTCCAGTATTTACTGAACTA